AAGGAACTTTAACTTTTTTTAATGGTCAAAAAATAAAACATGGCGTTAATCCAGTTTTTAAAACAGACAGAAAATCTTTAATATTTTGGTGGAGGGGTCAATGATTAAAGAACAATTTTTTCCAACAACTATTTATGCAAAAGACATACAAATAGATAATAATCTATTAACGAATACAATTGTAGATATGTCCAAAAAAGATCCAGGTGTTAAAAAAACAAATATGCACGGTTGGCATTCTAAAAATTTAGATGCATCTAATAAAGAATTTGAACCATTAATTAATGAATTATACAGTATGCAAAATGAAATTTATCAAGAAGAATGGTTAGATCGAAAACCTGTATTAGGTAATCTATGGGCTAACTTAAATCCTCCAGGTGCATACAATAGACCTCATATACATCCTAATTGTTTATGGTCTGGTGTGTATTATGTAAAAGCAACAGAAGATTCTGGTAAATTAGTTTGTAATGATCCAAGACCAGGAATACAAATAACAATGCCAATTAGAAAAGATGGAACTCCACCACAACATTTGTGGAGAGAATGTCATTTAGCGCCCATACCTGGAAGAATAATAATGTTTCCCGCTTGGTTATGGCATTCTGTTGAACCTAATAACAGTAATGATATAAGAATATCAGTTTCATTTAATTTTATACAGGAGGGTTTTAGTGTTTAATAAATATCAAGTTATCAAAAAAGCAGTTAGTTATGAACTTGCTAATTTTGTATTTAATTATTTTTTACTTAAAAGAGATGCAGCTAAGTTTATGTATGATAATAATATCATACACGATAATGGTATGTTTGGTACTTGGACTGATCAACAAATACCTAATACTTATTCTCATTATGCAGATCCTGTGATGGAAACTTTATTAGTTAAAATGTTACCAGTGATGAAACAACACACAGGTTTAGATTTAATTCCAACTTATTCATATGCAAGAGCTTATAAAAAAGGAGATACTTTACATAGACATAAAGATAGACCTAGTTGTGAGATATCAACTACATTAAATTTAGGTGGAGATCCATGGCCTATTTATATTGATGGTACAGGAGCAGATTCTGTTATTAATGAAAAGCAAAATTTAGTTAAACCAGATGCTCCAGCAGGTACAAAGGTATTGCTTGATGTAGGCGATATGTTAGTATATAGTGGCTGTGACCTAGAACATTGGCGAGAGCCTTTTGAAGGAAACATTTGTGGCCAGGTATTTCTACATTATAACCATGTAAATGGCCCATTTGCTGATAAAAACAAGTTTGATGGCAGACCTATGCTAGGACTACCATCATTTGTAAAATAGTATTATAATGGAGTCATATGCTACAAAAAATAGGTTTTCAACCAGGGTTTAATAAACAGATCACTGAAACTACAGCTGAAGGACAATGGGTAGGTGGTGATAATGTACGTTTTAGATATGGTACACCTGAAAAGATAGGTGGCTGGGCACAGTTAGGTGAGAATAAGTTAACCGGTGCAGCCAGAGCCTTGCATCATTTAGTAAATAATAGTGGAACTAAATACGCAATCATTGGAACAAACAGAATTTTATATGCTTACACTGGAGGTGTATTCTATGACATACATCCAATCAAAACGACAACTACTTTAACAAATGCTTTTACAACTGTAAATGGTTCAGCATCCGTTACAATTACATTTAGTACAGATCATGGAATTATTGCAAAAGATATTGTTCTTTTAGATAACTTTACAACGATCACTGGATCAGATTATACAGCATCTGATTTTGATGATAAAAAATTTATGGTCACATCTGTACCATCATCTACAACAATAACTATTACAATGCCTACAGCTGAAACAGGAGCTGGAGCAACTTTATCTGGAGGTATTAGAGTACAACACTATTGGTCAGTTGGACCTGCTCAACAGTTACCAGGATTTGGTTATGGATTAGGTCAATGGGGCGGAACAGTATCTGGAGAAGCTACTACTACTTTAAATGGAAATATTAATAATGTAACAACTACGATTGTATTAACTGATGCTTCTTTGTTTCCGACTTCAGGGATTAACTATGTACAAATTAATAGTGAGGAAATTTCATATACAGGTATTACCGGGAACACATTAACTGGTGTAACAAGAGGAGTTAGAGGAACAACAGCAGCTTCTCATACTAGTGGAGATACTGTTACAAATACATCTGATTATATTGGATGGGGTGAAGCAGCATCAGGAGACTTTGTAGTTGATCCAGGTTTATGGTCTATTGATAATTTTGGTACAAAAGTAATTGCACTAATTCACGATAGCGCATGTTTTGAATGGGATTCAAATGCAGCAGGTGCTGTAAATACTAGAGCAACTATTATATCTGGTGCACCAACTGCATCTAGAGAAATGTTAGTATCTACACCGGATAGACACTTAGTATTTTTTGGAACAGAAACAACTATTGGTGATCCAACAACACAAGACTTAATGTTTATAAGATTTTCTAACCAAGAAGATATTAATACTTATCAACCTACTTCTGTTAATACAGCAGGTACACAAAGACTATCAGATGGATCAAGAATTGTAGGAGCTGTTAGAGGTAGAGATGCGATTTATGTTTGGACTGATACATCTTTATTTATAATGCGTTTTGTTGGTGCTCCATTTACTTTTGGTTTTACTCAAGTAGGTACAAACTGTGGATTGATTGGTGAAAGTGCAGCAATAGAAGTTGATGGTGCAGCTTATTGGTTTTCAGAAAATGGATTCTTTAGATATGCCGGTAGTCTTGAAACTATGGTTTGTTTAGTAGAAGACTATATATTTAATGATTTAAATACTACAGCATCACAATTAATTAATGCTGGATTAAATAATTTGTATGGAGAAATAACTTGGTTCTATTGTTCTTCAGGATCTACAGTTGTTGATAGATGTGTTACTTATAATTATATGGAGTCAACTCCACAAAGACCTATTTGGACTACAGGAAGTTTAGCTAGAACTACTTGGCAAGACTCAGCTGTATTTGGATTACCACATGCAACTTACTATAATGCAGACGATGATGCTTCTTTTGATGTTGTAGGTAATACTGATGGATCAACTATTTACTATGAACATGAAAAAGGAACTGATCAGGTTCAAGGAGCAAGTATAACTCCAATCACATCTAATATTGAATCCGGAGACTTTGATATATCTGCTAGTAGAGGTATCACGGGTCAAACTACAGGAATGCCTGATTTAAGAGGTGATGGTGAATACATTATGAAAGTCAGAAGATTTATTCCTGACTTTTTATCACAAACTGGAGATACACAAGTAACACTACAATTACGTAATTATTCTAATGATTCATATTCAGGTTCACCACTTGGCCCCTTTACAATTACATCATCTACTGATAAAGTAGATACACGTGCTAGAGGTAGAGCTATGTCATTAAAAATAGCTAATACTGGTTCATCTCAAAGTTGGAAACTAGGCACGTTTAAATTAGACATACAACCGGACGGTAGAAGATAATGATAGATAAAGGAATGCTTTACAGACAAAATTTTAGAGGTGGTGGTGCTGACATGGGTGCTGGTGCTTCAGGAATGGGATCAGGAAATTCGGCTCCTGGACCAGGGGATACAGGTGGTCAAGGAGGTTATGGTAGAGATACAGATCAATTTGGAGCAAAAGGAAGCAGTCCTACAAGTACAGGCGATGGCGGAGTTCAAAGAGATACTGGTTTAGAGAGACAAAGACAAAAAACAATTGATAGATTAGGTAGAATTGCAGATATAGAAAAGTTTATTGATAGACCAAAATTTGGTTTTACCGATGCGGCTAGAATAAATTTATTTAATCCAAGAAATATTTTTTCAGGGATTATGGGTTTAATTAATCCTGCATTAGGTTTAGCTACAAGAGGGTTAGGTTATCTAGGAGATAAACTTCAAGGTTTAAGAGGTTATAATCCTGATGGTACACCCAGAACTCAAGAAGAATATGAATTAGCTATGAAAGATAAACAAATTCAAGGTAGAATAGATAATATAATGAATAGACAAACATTAGGTAAAAATTTTAGTCAAACAAATTTAGATAATTTACTAGGAATGACTGATATGTATGGAAATAGATTTTCACCAAGTACAGCACAAAACGTTTTAACTGGTAGAGATCTAAAAGGTTTTACTCCTTCTAGAATGGGAATAATGAATCCTGATTTAGTTACACCTACAAATTTAAATGATTATTTAGGTTATAGAGACAGAGAGTACATTGAAAATGTTCCAAGTGCTAATCCACAAGATTATGATTTATTTTCAAATGCAATGGCTGAAGTAACTCAAAAAGACATAGATGCTTCTAAAACGAGAGGATTTAATATGATGGATTATGGTACAGCAGTAGATTTAGGAATGATATCTCCAAATGTAACTGAATATGAATTTGAACAATTGAAACAAGGAAACATAACTTCTCCTGGAAGTTATCAAGCATAATGGCAAAAGTAACTTTAGTATTTACAAGACCTGGTAAAGAATACAATCAAAAAAATGCAGACTCTTTAATTAGAGACCTTGATGCATTGATTGAAAAATTAAATTCTACATTTCAACAAGACCTTAGAGAAGAACAACAAAGATTTGCATGGTTTAATACACAATACAGGAGTTGTTAATGTCTTGTAATAAT